GGCTAAGCGACGACGAACTCGCGAGTTTCATTAGAATAGACAAGAACCCTTAGGGTGTCTCTTGCTTTCTCTAATCGCGTACCCAATAGGATACACCACAGCGCACTGATTATAAGGCCACTTTACCACAGTGGGAAAGGAACCTGTTTCACTTATAATCGTGACGGGCTCGGCCTGGCAAGAAGTTAAACTTCTTGCTATATACTGTAGTCTTCCACAGTATCACTTTGATCCCTTGCGGGTCGAGGTGAGCGGTGCATGCTGTCGTCATTAAGAGCAAAACGAAGAGCCAAATACAAACGTGAAAATTCACGAAAGTATGAAATGAGGAGGGACCTTTCCCTCCTCCTTTTACGGCTCTCCGTTAAGGATCTTAACCAAGGTAGCATCAACAAGCAGATTATTCATCTGCGTGCGCATGTCCTTGATAATCGCCTGAGTGATTACAGCGTCTCGAGGAACCTCGATGACGACGTAATAGGAGGCGGTGACGGGAACGGACGAACCATTTGGAATGGTCCGGTCGAGCCGGGTGAGGTGACGATCAGTAGTGATCCCAGCCTTGGAAGAAACGACTGTCGAAATCGACAGAGTTTCAACTGTGATGGGAGCTACCGGAGTCGCGACTGATCGGATGGATTTACCATCCAGGATCGAGCGCAACGCGTACGCGCGCGTCGACGATGAATCGCCGGCGAGCGTGATAGGATCTGTTAGCATGATGTACGAACACAATTCACGAGCGTTTCACAACGCTCGCTAATCGGGCGCTTCGCAGCGCACGATATTGTTTGGACTCATTGTCAGTTAGCGGCGGCCAGACTCCAAAGGAGGTGGTCGTTGATTCTGAGAGCTGGGACTAAGAGTGTCTCGTCCGATATTATCGGATCTGATTACCCTTAACTTTCCCAAAGTTCAGCCACGGCAACCGTGGCGGCTTCCTGGAGTGTTTAATTCCCTTCTCCCTAGTGGCCAACAACGCAACACCATCAATGATGTTGTTGAGTGTAGGCCAATGGAGAGTCAGAGGGGCAATCGTACTAGGAATAGCACGACGCCTCTCATAATAGCTACGATCGCGGTATGCAGCCAACGTCCGAATAATCGGACTGGACTGTTCCTCGCCATCGATGCTGGTTCTGAACGCGAATTCTATCGAATGACAGAAATCACGCACTATTATGGGTATAACAGGTTCCGAGAGAAGACTAGTAATCCATTCATCAATGTTGGCAAACCAATCCAACACAAAACTGAACGGAATGGCATTCCATGCCACGGAAGCCGGGTTACTCAACCCGGTTCCCTCTAGTACTGCTCGGATGCTAAGCTCAAGATCACTCAACGAATCAACGTCGTAGTTAAACCTCAAACTAGCATGGTACGTGGGTTGTTTCTTAACTTGAAACACCCTGTATGCCTTGAAACCAGGAGTGCTTTCGCTGTCTGTATAGACAACGGAATCGGCTGGTATATTCGAGAAGAGACCAAGATGAGCGCTATAATGGCGCGTCTGGATCTTCCCGCGCTGCTCGCGAATCTTCCTGATTTTATCAGGAAGAGAATTGAGCAGCTCAAGGACTGACTTGGCCGAATCTATCAACGGAGCGACACCGTAATCCCACCATAGGCGGAAAGACGCTGCGCGACGCGATAGAGACGGACGAACTATTCGTGATTTAGAGGTATAACCACCGCCCTGAGGGCGGAGTAAACCTCGGATCTGATGTAGTTCCAACAGGTCGTTCGCAAGGGAGAAACCATCGTTAAACGATGGTCTCATCGAGCGAAGAGCCTCGAATGAATGCCCAGCCC